CGAATGGCGGCCACCCGGGCTTCCACCTGTGGCGGGCCTACGCGCCGCAGCGGGACTGGGGTTCGATCGCGGCCGAGTACGCGCAGGTGATGGGCTGGTCCCGGATCGATGCGCCGAGCGCCAGCCTCGACGACGCCACCTCGATCGAGGTGGGCTCGGCACCGCGGAAGGGCAAGGCAACGGCGCCGGTGGTGAGCGCGGCGATCGAGCAGGTGTTCTGGAACGACGTCCTGGGGCTGCCCTACGAGCAGGCCACCGACGCCCCGGACTGGGAGCAGCTGCGCGACCGGACGGAGAACGCCGAGCCGGGCGAGGTCCTCGAGCGCGGGGTGCTGCCGGCGACGGGCTTCATCTTCGCGGCGGGGGTGGACTGCCAGGACGACCGGATGGAGGCGCAGCTGGTCGCCTTCGGTCCGAACCGCCGCCGCTGGGTGATCGACTACAAGGTGATCGCCCATCACATCGGCGACGAGGAAGGGCGCGCGCAGCTCAACGCGCTTCTCAAGCAGAAATGGCGCACCGAGTTCGGGCTCAGCTTCGCGCTCGACATCCTGGCGATCGACGGCGGGGCCTATACCGACGACGTCTGGAGCTGGGCGAAGACGCATCCGTGGTCGCGGGTGATCATCGTCAAGGGCAGCTCGGCGCAGAACGGCCCATTGATGGTGCCGCAGAAGTTCGAGCGCCGGAAGGACGGCAAGGCGAAGCGGGCGCAGAAGCGCGCGTTCAACCTCAACGTCTCGTCGCTCAAGGCCGGTCTCTACGGCCACCTCGACAAGGAGGTGCCGGAGGAGCGGGGCTTCACGCAGTTCGCCCGGGACCTCGGCGACGAGTACTACCGGATGCTCACGGCGGAGACGCGGGTGCTGCGGCGCAACAAGGTCGGCGTGATGACCAGTACCTGGGTGCTGGTCGAGCCGACGCGCCGGAACGAGGCGCTCGACACGATGAACTACGCCGAGGCCGGGGCGCTGCGCAAAGGTTGGGCCTCGATGACCGACGACCAGTGGGATGCGCTGGCCGTCGAGCGGGGCGGCGCGCCCGAGGTGCCTCAAGGCGATCTCTTCGACGCCGAGCTGGCGCTCGCCGCGGCGGCGTCGCCCGCCATTCCGAAACCCAAGCCCGCGGACGATCCCGGGGCGAGACTGCTGAAGGTGCTGAACCGCAATGACGACTGATGCCGCCACGCTCGAGACGCGCCTGACGGAGGCCGAGGACGCGCTGCACCGGCTGCTGGTCGGGACCACGGTGACCGTGGTCGGATACGACGGCCACCGGACCGAGTTCGCGCCGTCGGACGAGACCCGGCTGCGGCGCTACATCGCCTCGCTGAAGCGCCAGCTCGGACGCGGGTCCGGCCGGCCCGGGTCGCGCCCGGTGGTGTTCTAATGGCGCGCTCGCTGACCGAGGTGCCGATCGTCTCGCGCCGGGCGCGGGCGGGCGGCTTGCGCGACGCAGGCATCAACGCCTCGTCGCCCTACGCGGCGGCCGACACCGCGATCGACACGCTGTCGGGCTACCTGCCCGAGAACCGATCGCCCGACGCGGAGATCCTGCCCGGGCGCAACCGGGTCACGGCCCGGGCGCGGGACCTGGTGCGCAACAACGGCTGGGCCGCGGGCGGCGTCGCGAAGGAAGTCGACAGCGTCATCGGGTCGAACTTCCGGCCGCTCCTGAAGCCGGACTGGCGGGCGCTCGGGCTCAGCGCGGAGTGGTCGCGGGAGTTCAAGGAACAGGTCGAGGCGCGCTGGCGCTCCTACGCGGACGACCCGCGGCTCTTCGCGGACACGACCCGGGCGCAGACGGTCTCGCAGATGTTCGGCACCGCCTACCGGACGTATCTCATCGAGGGCGAGGCGATCGGGGTGCTGAACTGGCGGCGCTTTCGGCCGACGAAGACCTGCCTGCGGCTCGTGGACCCCGACCTCCTGTCCAACCCGAACGGCGCGGCGGACGAGGCGCGGCTCCGGGGCGGCATCGAGATCAGCCGGGACGGGGTGGCGCGGGCGTTCCACTTCCGCCAGGCGCACCCGCACCAGGGCTACTTCGACGCCGCCGACGCGTTCCGCTGGAAGCGGATCGCGCGGGAGGGGCGAAACGGGCGTCCGCAGGTGATCCACTTCTTCGACAAGGTCCGTGACGGGCAGACGCGCGGGATCAGCCGGCTCGCGCCGATCGTCGAGAAGCTGAAGATGGAGGACCACTACGCGAGGGTCGAGCTGCAGGCGGCGGTGATCAACGCGGTGCTCGCGGCCTTCATCAAGTCGCCCATGGGGCCCGAGGTCATCGACGAGATGTTCTCCGAGGGCGGGGGCGAGGGCTTCCTGAAGTACCAGGGCGCACGGGGCCAGTTCTACGGGCAATCGAGCGGCATCCGCGTCGGCGGCGCCCGGGTCTCGACGCTCTACCCGGGCGACGAGATCGGCATGGTCAACACCGCCCGCCCGGCGGCGCAGTTCGCCGACTTCGAGTCCGCGGTCCTGCGCAACGTCGCCTCGGGTCTCGGGATCAGCTACGAGCAGCTCGCCTCGGACTGGTCGAAGACGAACTACTCGAGCGCGCGGGCCGCGATGATCGAGATCTGGCGCGGGTGGACGGCGCGGCGCGCGTCCTTCGCCCAGGGCTTCTGCCAGCCGTTCTTCATGGCCTGGCTCGAGGAGCAGGTGCTGGACGGCCACATCACGCTGCCCGCCGGCGCGCCGGACTTCTACGAGCACTGGCCGGCCTACGCGCGGACGAAGTGGATCGGGCCGGGCAAGGGCTTCGTCGACCCGGTCAAGGAGGCGCAGGCCTCGGCGATGCGCGTGGCGCTGGGGCTCTCGACCCTCGAGGAAGAGGCAGCCGAGCTGACCGGCACGGACTACGCCGACAACATGGAGCAGATCCGCTCCGAGATGGAGGCGATGCCCGAGGGCACGCTGCATCCCATGCAGGAGAGCTTCGCGAAGCTCCTGGGGAACACCGGCGGCGCGGCGCTCGACGACGCCCGCCGCACCACATCCGAGGACTGACAAGATGCGACATCCGCAGATCGCGGCGCGTGTGTTCCACACGCCGCTTCTCGTCGCGCCTGCGAAGGCGGCGGCGTTCGCCCTGGGCTTCGGCCCGCGCCTGACCGGGGCCGAGGTCGAGGTCGTGGGCGCCGAGGTCTCGGCCAGCGCGCAGCTCGCGCCGCAAGCCTCGCTCCTCGACGGGCGCACCGAGGAGGAGCTGCGCTCGGGCGCGCGGCCGGGCTACCGGCTGGTCGACGGGATCGCGGTGATCCCGGTGACGGGCACGCTGGTGCACCGGCGGACCTGGCTCGGGGAGTTCTCCGGCGAGACGAGCTACGAGGCGCTCTCGGCCGAGATCATGACGGCGGCGGAGAACCCCGGGGTGCGGGGCATCGCGCTGGAGATCGACAGCTTCGGCGGCGAGGTGGCCGGGTGCTTCTCGCTGGCCGACCAGGTGCGCGCCGCGCGGGAGGCGAAGCCGGTCTGGGCCTTCGTGTCGGACCACGCCTTCTCGGCGGGCTACGCCATCGCCTCGCAGGCGAGCCGGATCGTGATGCCGCGCACGGCCGGCGTCGGATCGATCGGCGTGATCGCGATGCACGCGGACTTCAGCCAGCAGCTCGAAGCCATGGGTGTCCAGGTCACGGTGATTTCGGCCGGGTCGCACAAGGCGGACGGCAATCCCTACGAGCCGCTCCCCGAGAGCGTCCGCGCGAGCCTCTCGGCCGAGATGGAAGAGCTGCGGGCGATCTTCGCCGAGACCGTGGGCGCGGGCCGCGGCGCGCGGCTCGACGCGGCGGGGGCGCTCGCGACCGAGGCCGCGACCTATCTCGGCGAGGCCGCGGTGCAGGCGGGCCTGGCCGACGAGGTGGCCAACCCGCGCGAGGCCTTCGAGCGCTTCCGTGCCGAAGTGAACGGCCGTCCGGCACCGGCCGCCCCCAGAGCATCCAGCAAGCGGATCGAGACCATGACCACCAAACCCGACACCACGCCGAAGGGCGACACCGCGCCCGCGGCAACGCCGGCGGCTGCCACCCCCGAGGCGGAGGCCGCACCGGCCACCGCTCCGCAGGCCTCGGCCGTACCGGCGGCACCGGCGGCGCCCGAGGGCCCGTCCGCCGCCGACGAGCGCACC